TTCCTTGAACTTGCTGTGTTAGCTGCTCTATTCGTTCGAGCTAGTATCTGACCTTGTGATCGTCTAAATGATGCAGGATCAGGAGTTGCAATGTTGAAATTGTTCACAACACTACTGCTTCTTGGTTGCTGACCAGAAGGTGTGACCTGTACTCGTTCACCTCTTGAAAGTCTCATTGACACCAGATTGTTATCTACTCCGCCTCGTCCACCCATTGTGAAATCAGCGCCGTTGTTGAACCCTCCTAGGAAACTGCCTATGAGTGAGCCAATACCTCCGCTACCCCCTGTGCTACCTCCACTTGAACCACCGCCCACCGCGAATAGTTCGGATAATGGACCTGTGATACTTTCCCGTATAGCTAATCTGGTGATGTCTGCGGCAATGGAATCCACCAAACTACTGAATTCTAGCTTGCCTGTGTTGACAAAATCAACAATTGCATCCTCTGCCCCTCTAAATCCATTCACCACAAGGTCTGTGGCAAGGTCTGTTGTATTCGCAAACTCTTCTTGTATAACCAATAGGCCTCTGGTTAAACCACCCTGTATGGTTGTGTCAGCATCAAGGGCGGCAATCTGGAGCTCCCTCATAGCATCTGTATACTCTCTTAGTGTGATTGCCCCATCTGCGAACACCTGTGAGAGTGCAGCCTGCTGAGCAAGATTGTTTTCTTGAGGACCTCGTATCGAATCTAAGATATCTGCCTGATCTCGTAGTGCTTGTAAGCTTCTCAGTTCGTTCTCTAATCGTTCAGCTTCTACTGGAAGTAGTTCACGTTCAAGTTGATTTTCGGCGTCAAATAAAGATGCTCTTATCTCACGTTCTCTGTTACTCAATTGAAGCAGTTCGCGCTCTTGAGCCAAGTTGTTAAGCAGATCTTGGAAGGTTGTACCTCCGTCTCCAGAACCCGCGCCCGCGCCTGCAGGTACGACATCGTCAAGAGGCGCATCACCTACACTAATTTGCTCAGTGAATCCAAATAGCGCATTGTTATCTAAAAGCTTGTCTAACGACTTATTAATGCTTGCTGTCTTCTCTACAGATATCTTTTCTAATTCATCAAATACTTTAGCAACATCGTCTGCTAAGAAGGTTGTCTCCTCAATAGAAGTTGAGAACGCGTTCCCTATGTCAGAACCTAGTTGTGAAGCAGCCCCTGACAGTGGATTGCTAAGTCTTCCTAAGCTTACGGTGCCTATCTCTTCCAGACCTGCGAATCTAGCTGCAACGTTGATGCCGTCCGTAATAAAGTTTATAAAGTTCTCAACTAGTTTTACAGCGCCGTTCAATGCTTTAATAAAGATGTCGCCTATTGCTTTAGGAAGACCTTTAAAGACAAGAGGTATTGATCTGACCAGTCCTGTCAATGCACCTGCGACAAAATCAATAGCTTTAGCTACTGTCTCAACGACACCTCTAAAGGTGAATTCAAACTCGAATGCTGTAGTGTTGAGGAAGTTTGTAACAACTGTCAACAGAGGTCCGAAGAACTCAGCCATTCTTTCCAGTACTCCTCCGATCACGGTGCCTGCTGCTGTAAAGAAGTCCGAGAGAGTAAGAACCCCGTCTCCAAGTATATTAATCTGGTCAGCAAAACCAATGACGGTTGCAACCGCTACAGTAAGAGATGTGACAAGGAATCCTATAGGATTAGCAGCAATCGCAACTGTAAGTGCTTTAATCCCAGCAATTGCTTTGGGTATTGCGACTTGTGCAAGCTGAACTCCTATCACTATGCTCAATGCCTGAATTGCATTCCCAACTTCACGAATATTATCTGTGAGGAAGTTCACCCCTACTGCCACTGATTCAAAGAAACTTCTCAATGCGCCTGTTGCACCATTTTCTCCAAGTCTAATCACGAACCCTTGGATTGCTGAGATTGTTCTTAAGAATGCGCCATTCAAGTTATCATCCATGACTCTTGCAAACTCTGCAGCAGACCCTTCAGCTAATTCAAATTCGCCTGTGAGTTTGTTCACCTCACCTCGGCCTTTGATCAAGACGTTCAATGCCGCAGCAAATCTTGTGCCTACTAATTCACCTGCATCAGCAATGCCCACTCCTGATTTTGCAAGAGTGTCTAGCACAGGCCCTAATCCTCTTGACTGAACGTTCACATCTGCTGCAGTAAGATTGAACTTATCCAGCACTTCTTCAGCAGCTGTCGTCGGACTGATCAACTGTAAGAAGATGGTTCTTAAAGCAGTACCTGCTCTAGTTCCTTGAACACCTGCATTAGATAGCTCACCAATTGCAGCTGCCGTGTTCTCTATACTCACCCCTAAACCTGCAGCAACAGGTGCCACGAACGACATTGCCGATCCTAGCTGTTCTACATTAGTATTTGAGCTATTCGCTGCAAGTGCCAGTACGTCAACTACTCTGCCCGTCTCATCAGCTTCTAAATTGAAGCCTTTAAGTACGTTCGACGCGATGTCAGCAGCTCTGCCTAATCCAAGAGCGCCTGCTTGCGCAAGTGTCAAAGTACCTTCAATAGTTTGTAGCACCTCATTGGTATCAAAACCTGCGCGAGCCAAGAATGTCATACCTTCAGCTGCTTGAGTTGCTGTGAATCTTGTATTCCTGCCGAGAGTCTGCGCCGTTTCGTTCAATGCCTCAAACTGCTCTTGAGTTGCCCCTGTGACAGCTCTTACGGTCGACATTTCCTGTGAAAAGTTTCTTAGCAAATTAATGGAGCTTGTAAGTCCAGCAGCCACTGATAAAAATGCAAATGCATTCCTCAGTGATCTACCTACTCTATTTGCCGCCTTTTCGACTCGGCCTAGCTCTTTACGAACTTTTCCACCTCCGCGCGCCGCGCCTGCAGGGTTAATAATGACGTCTATCTGAAACTCAGGCATATCTATTTACTCGGGTCATGTTTAAGATTCTGCTTACGTTTGTGCTCTTCAGCGTCCCATTCGAGAAATGTATTATCCATTTGACGAATAATGTTAATAAAGTCTTCAATAAAATCATAATCGATACGGTGCCACAAGGCGTAGTCTCTGATCTTGTCCCACGGAATAGGTCCCGCGCCCATGCCTGTAGATCTGCATGTGTGAAGTTCAAAGAAAGCTTTTGTGAAGAACTCATCTCCCTGTAAAAGCATAGGCTCGTTTTTAGCCCAATCAGGGAGTTCTCTGCCTTTACGTATCGCGGCTTCAATTGACCATCCGTCTCGTGAATATCGAAGGTCATACTTAAGCCGCTCTACGAGTTTTTTGCCAATTCACCTACATCAACTTCTGTCTCTGCAAAGTTGGTAGGAGTTGCCACAAAGTTTCTTAAGTCGTCCAAAATCCAGTTCGGAAGTTTGCTAAGATAATCTGTGGCGTTCTCTTGTGTAAACTCAACAGGATTGCCCTCGTTGTCTACAACGTTTTTCCATCCTACAATCACGTGTTTAGGAAATAGATCTCGATCGTTATCACGATTTTGATCCAAATGAGCAGCGTTGATATTGCCACTTGCGATGACACGAGCCATTTTGCGAGAACGCTTTAACATGGCATTGAAATAAGGCTTATTGCTTTCTGTAGCAGGCCTTACTTGGAATGTAGGTTCACCACCTATATTATAGAAAGTGTAGTCTACGATTCTGTCACCTGTGACGTTAAGTTTTTGTAGATAATCAAAGTTGCTCATTGTGAATCTCCTAATTTATTGATGTAATTTTAAGCGGATTGTGGAATGGTTGGGAAAAGACTAACTCCAAAGGATGTATCTAGAGTTGCGTCGCCAAAGGCTTCGCCTTGTAAGTTAGCCAAGATTGATTCATTTACTGGGAACTCTCTATCACCGCCACCTAGGGTCATAGAAGGAATGTCGACTGCCAAGCCGCCATCATCACCTGTTAAGATGAAGTCCATAGATAATGTCTCATTGTTTCTTATTGCTGTAGTAATTGCGTTGTCTGAGAATAGAACCTGTGCTTCCAAGTCAATCTCAAGATTACCTGCATTGATGAAACGTGATCCTAGGAAACCGAGTACTTTCTCAGGTGTCACATTATTATTGATGGTGAAGGTTAGAGACTTAAAATCAGAAGTGATTACGGTCTCGTCTACTTGAGCAATTCTCAATCTAGCAAGGTCAGACGACGTGTTTAAAGCTGCTGTCTGCCCAGGTGTGATACCGTTCGCGCCATTTGTCTTACGAGTAGTAGTTGGCGTTTCTGTATCTTGACCTACGAAGCCAAATGTTGCGCCGGCTTTGTCTGTCAATGGAAGGCTGAACGATACTGCATTGCAAAGATTTCCTATTGCATATTCGTACTCGTCTACGCCGACTGAATCTAGATCTGCGTACGCGCCTTCGAACTGGAATGATCTTTCCAAGAACTCAGCATCATCAACTGCAAC